AACCTTGCGAGCCCCTTGGCCACACCCACCGGCAACCCGTTCTTTAAAGCTGTTACTCGCCCCGAAAAGCTCAAGATTCCGTCAAGAACCCTGCTAATCAGTGAGCCTGCCGACAATGTGCCATCCATATCAAACTCACCTGCCGGCGCCCTGTTGAGACTGAGCCCTCTATCTATCGAGCCAGTGAAAGGCATTTACGCCTCCGGATTGACTGTTAGTTGATACGTCCATTCTATTTCGTCTGCCAGGATCACCGGAATAGCCGGTGTTACCAACGACCTGTCGAGCATCGTTCCAACCGCCGCCGCTGAGAACAGACCATGCTCTGCTATGCTGTGCGTCCCCGTAAACGTGTGAGTCGCCACGCTCTTGTAAATGTTGGCCGTGGCCCCCTCGATCTGCGTTCCGATCTCTCTTGACTCGACCTCCGTTACAAGGGCCGTCTGTGTGTTTGACTCGGCAGTGGTCCCGGTTCCGCAGGCATGATACTTGAATGCATCCATTGGGTATGTGGTGGAATCCTGCAAAGAATCCACAAGGTACTCAGTGAATGCCGTAGTCACCTTCTCGCAAGAGACAAGGCCAAAGTCTTTGACCACACCATCAGCACCGGTCTTAACCGCTGACAGGAAACCGAAGACCTCGAATACATTCGGTGGTCTTGTTCTGCCAAGTGAACGCATGATCTCATCCAACGGAAACCCTGGAAGCACCCCGCGCTCAATACTCTTTCTTATCCTCTTGTGGTGATCACGACCCCATTCAGATCTCTGCATTTTATACCTTTCCTGGTTTTAAGTTCACCAGAGTCTATCTTTTTTTGTATTTCTTTTGAGTGCCTGCGCCTCTTGATGTCGGGGATCACATAGCCGTCCTTGGTCCTGGCCGCCCGTGGATTGTACCACCTGAATATGCTTTTTTTCAGCCAGTCCATCATATGTCCCCTGTTAATGACCTGTTGAGCGATAGTTTTCTTGATAGCACGCCGCCCATTGCCGGGAGTATCCCGGATATAGACTTTTGAGTTGGGCCAACCGCTGACAATTCTTCCTGCACGATACCCACCCCAGGCACCAACGGCTCAAAGCCTTGTTCTGTGTCGTTGTATATACCACCGCCAGGTATGAGGTATTCTTTAGCCATTAACTCACCGTCACTTTAGGATCGACATAAACAGTAGTAGACGGCTTCGCCAAACAGGCCCAAACAGTATGGACTCCAGCCGCACCGCCCGAAATTGTTTCAGAGATTTTCTGTTTTACTTCTGACCCCAAATCCTCTATCCAGCTCTCTGTGCTGGTTGTCAGGTTTACAGGGGTGCCCGGATCAGAGCCGCCAGACCATCCAACTTCTTGACGCGATGTTTTATCAATATCTCGTAACGCCTGATCTGTACTGTTGGGGTATTCTATTTCAATCCAAAACTCGTCATCTTGAAGGGTTACGTTGCTTGTAATTGTCTCCACCGTCAGTGTCGGATTCGCATCTGCCCAAAACTCAGCGAGCTTAAAACGAAGTGGGCGTTTACCGTCCAAGGCATTGGCGTTGCTGACCATCTTCGCAGAATAGCCATTTGTTCCATCATATGTGGCATTCAGGTAGCAGTTTGTGGCTTGAACGATTTGTCCTTCCAGATATGTTTCTTCAAAGAAATAATAGCCATCCCCGTTGTCGCAAGAGTGTGCGCGGACTTTGTGTGGAACTGAAAACGAAGATGAAGCAAGCAATGGTATGCCCGATGGGAGTTTGCACCCGATAAATGTAACATCGAAAATTCCAGTTGTTATTACTGTACCCATGGTTATAACACTCGATGCCACATTAGTAAGATCAAGCCCAGAAAGTATAATTTTTGCGCCGCGCGAATAAATACAATGTAAAAATGATGTTAGCGCAGTACCCGTGACATCAATGCCTCCCCCACGCCACAAGAAACTTCCTCCTCCGCCAAACCTAAAAGAACCCCCAGCATTCGCAAATTTTAGCTGAACATTATTCCATTCAGACGCAATATCATCCCCACTCCAAGTAATATTATCTGCCGCATTCGTAACCATTTCAATGGTTATGTTATTTAAGATTGTGCTTGAATCAACGTCAACTATAATTGAATTTCCTGATTTGAAATTGATACCATCATAAATGACACCATCTTCGAGAAAATCAAGAGTATCGGCAGCTCCGGTTGTCTGCTCAACCGCAGTGGTCGCTTTTGCTCCAGTTGTCCTATTGACACAAGTTACCTTTATCGGATTTGTTGCTGTCCCATTATTGTCAAGAGTAGTATCTGCAACGTATGTCTTTGAGTGGTCATGGGCCACCCACACATCGCTACCCGCTGCGGCTGTACCATATGCTGTATCCAGATCAAGAAAGGCTAATGTTGAACTATTCCATGTTGCATCTCCATCATCTTGCGCCGACCCGTGCCATACATAATAATCAGCCATTTGCTACACCTCCCCAGCCGCTACAGCCGATTCGTCCATAGATTGCTTCATGTTTCGCAGTTTTTCAGCCCATGCTTTGACCTTCGCGCCTTTGCCAGCGCCCAGCAGGGCGTCAATCTGCCCCTCGGTGAACTGGTCGATGATCAAGTGGGCGTATCTTAAAGCACCGTGATCTCCGGATTGGGCCTTTTCTTTCGCCCACCGCATAAAGCGCAATGCCCGTTGGGCTTGGTCCGTTTCTGTGTAGTCCAAGCCTACAACATTCAAGCCTCGTTCAATCCGATTAATATATCTTGAAATCTCACTCTCGGACAAAGACTCGTCCACGCTGGCCACCCTTGCATTCATTGCGGATTCGGCATCTGCTTGTGCTCCCGACATATATGTGACTCTGTGACCCACGCCACCAGAGTCAACGTGCTCCTCCGTGACCCAGCGCCGCCCGTCTGCCTGCTTACTGTCTGCTATGATGTTTGATGATATTATCGGCATCCTCTACCGCCTCCCCATCGGCCTGGTTGGCCTCGGCCTTGCAAACTGTTTTTGAGGTGCTTCCGGAATCCGCATCAACATCATAACCGCATCTGCAAGATTAGGCGATGCGAACTTGAACTTCGTCTTCATAACATCTTTTGTGTAAAGTTCAAATCTTCCATTGCCGTTTGGCTTGACCGGCATACGGCAAAGCTCTGAACGCAGTGTCGTGAGTGCCGGGATTGACGAATCGAAGGATATCAACTCATCTGGGTCACAATATTGACCGTTGATGGCCTTGAATGTCCTATGTATCCGATCCCGTAGCGTGAGATAATATTGAGCACGTTTGTTTTTGACCGCCTCTGCGTTGGTCTTTTGGTGCGACACACCTTCCACAGGGTTATAGATTGCTGTCGGGTTGTCCGGACCTTCTGAACCTTTGAACATTGCCACCCTTGTTGCATGGCCTGAAAGCGATTGCGATACCTGCCGGCCAAGGCCCACGCCCATGCCGTCACAGTCCCAAGTGAAAGCGTCCGAGTTGTGGTTAATCGCCAGGCCTGTTGCCCAATCGCACCCTTCGTTCACGTTTCCGGTTGTTTTCTCTTGGACATCGAGGACGACTGAGCCATGCCGAAAAGCGTAACCTTTGGAGTCTGAGCCTTCATCGGATGGATCGTGTGCTGAGTATCTGATACCAATGGGGCCGAAACCAAGTTTCTTGTGAGCATCGATGCATGAGTCAAACCATTCGGCCAGGATCAAAGGATCTTCCACAGAATCTAAGAATGCGCCTTCCCAGATGTGATCGTATTTGGCCCGGGAAAGATTTTCGAAGTCCCACTGCCTCAACCGTTCCTGCTCCTCGTTCCACCAAGGGTTGTCGCGCCAATTAACAACAACGATCAAATGAACATCATCCTCGTATATTCCGTCACGGTCGAGTTGCTTTTTATATGGGACTATAAAGCGCTTGGAAAATGGATCTCCTGAGCTTTGAGGGTTAGCGCTGAACCAGCACTCGGCCCCTGGGTTTCGGATAATGGTGGGCAAGAGCTTATCAATTGACGACTGGCTTGCCCGGTGGCCCTCTTCGAACCATGAGTATTTATAGCCTTGCGCTGATTGGATCGAGTCGGGGTTTCTTGCGGCTCCCTTGTAGGCTGTCATAGCGCCACTTGGTGCAACTATTCTGTTTTCGTGGATTGTCCAGCCTTCGAGCTTGAGCCTGTCTTGGATCGATCCCTTGAACACACGGTGCACTGAATCCGAAATGGAATCTTGATACTCTCTCAAACAATAGATATCAGCGCACTCGGTTTCCATCTTCATCGTGAACATGTCGCCAAACCCGATAGATTTACCGGAACCTCGGCCACCAACAGCGACCTTGATCGGCTTGTGCTTTTCGAGGAAGGGTAAAAACTTTGCGTTCAGCTTCATTTTGGGCATTTTGCGGTTTCCCTCAATTTCAGGGTGTTATTTTGAGGTTTTCACCAATCGCCTGTTCTTACTTTGGTACTGGCCCCGTGTGGATGTGGCACCTGGATTTTGTAAGTTGCTGTTTTAATTCACCGCCAAAACCATTGCTGAAAACATCACTCACCCGGCTTATCTCCAGCATGAACGATCTCAATCTGCCATTTCATGGGCTTATCCGGATTGCCCTCAACCACATGCTCTTGCTTGTCGCTCCAGTTGTAGTTCTTCAGCGCGAAGATTGGCCCCGCTGAGTTCTTGTCCCCGAACAGCCGAAGCTCTGCATAGTTCTCGCACCGTTGCTTCGCTTGCTTTATTGTGTTGGAAAACTCATCCTTGTACTCGTAGTCGCACAGCACGGATCTGTAAGTATCTAAGGCAATTGCAAGCCCTGTGATTGTGTACGGTACGGGTTCGCAAACGGTAACGACAGATTCAGTCTTCTTGTCGTAGACCTCCCGATTCTTCCCGGTATCACACTCGGCAAAGTATGCGTCTATCTTGGCTTGAAGCTCCTCGACGGTCTTGAA